ATACACTACGTATTCATGACGGTTCTACTGCTGGTGGATTCACTCTTGTTCAAGAAGATGCTACTCAAACACTCACAAACAAAACTTTAACAAGTCCTGTAATTAATACAGGTACATTCGGAACATCAATACTACCAGTTAGCGCCGACGGTACTACATTGGGTTCTGCTTCAAAAGAATTCTCAGATTTATTTCTGGCCGATGGTGGCACTATTCAATTTGGTAATGATCAAGATGTAATAGTTACACACGACCCAGATGATGGTCTATTTTTTAAATCAGCCGCAACAGGTGATGATAATCCTTTTGTATTAACACTACAAACAGGTGAAACAGACATTGCCGCTGATGATGTTATTGGTGCGATTAACTTCCAAGCACCAGATGAAGGAACAGGCACAGACGCAATCTTAGTTGCCGCAGGTATCGAAGCTGTATCTGAAGGTGATTTTAGTTCTTCATCTAATGCAACAAAATTAAGTTTTAAAACTGGTGCCTCTGAAGCAGCTGCTGAAAAGATGTCATTATCTTCAGCAGGTCTTTTGACAGTAACAGATGACATTGTAATTAAATCAGCTGGAACAATTGGTGGTGCAAACGATACTGACTTATTAACACTTGGTAACGGTGCATTGACAGTGGCTGGAACTATTGCTGGAACAACTATTACTGCAAGTGGTAGATTAATTACAGATGACACTACTGAAGCAACAAGCACAACTGATGGTTCACTTCAAACAGATGGTGGACTTTCTGTAGCAAAAGATGCTGTGATTGGTGATGACTTATTGTTATTATCTGATGCCGCAGTAATTAAGTTTGGTGCAGACTCAGATGTCACATTGACTCACGTTGCTGATGCAGGTCTTACTCTTTCTGTACCTGCAACTGCTGACAATAGTTTTCCAAAGTTTAACTTATCAGCGGGTGATAACGATATCGCCGCAGATGATGTCTTAGGACAGATTGACTTCCAAGCACCTGCCGAGGGAGCTGGAACAGATGCGATATTAGTTGGAGCCACAATTAAGGCTGTGTCTGAAGGTAACTTTGCCGCAGATAACAACGCAACAACATTATTCTTTGAAACTGGTAAATCTGCAGCCGCAGGAACTGATGGTGGTAGATTAACATTGACTTCAACAGGTAAGATGGTTCTTAAAGATCTAGCAACAGCAGACGGATCATCAGCCACAATTACTTTACAATCAGGTGATACTGATATTGCGGCTAACGATGTGCTAGGTGGAATATTATTCCAAGCACCTGATGAAGGAACAGGAACCGATGCTATATTAGTAGCAGGTGCTGTTGAGTGTGTTTCTGAGGGAGACTTCTCATCATCAAACAATGCAACTAAGATTTCATTTAGATGTGGTAACTCTGAAACTGCAACAGAAAAAGCAAAGATTGTTGGATCTACTGGTAAGTTCCACGCAACACCAGATTCAATTCTTTTAATTAAGAACTCAGCTGGTTCTACATTAAAAACTGTGAACGGACACGCTGCAATTTAATAGTTGACAAAACGTTGAAAATAGTATAGATTAGGAGATATTATGACAGCAAGAACACCTTTATATTACGATGGCACTAATTTAGTCGAGATGTCAGCAGCAGAAATTGTTGAATATCAAAGACAAGCAATTTTTCAATATGCCTCAAACCCATCAGTGACTTTGACAGTTGTTTCAAACAGTGGTGCTGGTTTTGATGCGATAAATGATACTAGATTCAAATCTAGTGCAGCCGTTCAACAAGCCTCTTCACACCCTGGTTCTGGTGCATTACAAACCACAACAACTTCATTTGATAAATTAAATCAAGCAAAGGCATCTGTAAGTGTAACAGGCGATACAAATAATATTCATTTTCCTGTTTACTATGACGGTTCAGGTTCCATACAATCAATGACAGAAGCAGATTTTGTTGACACGTTTATTAAACCTGCGATTGATCTAATGGTAGCAAGTAGTGAAGCAGTTGCTGGTGACTATGGTGGAACATTTACAATTCATACTGGCACATCATTGACAAATCACACTTTGATTTCATCAACAGCAGTTTTTATTGATACTAGAGCAGATACTGCTTCATATGCAGCTGATCAAATAGGAACTGCTGGATCATTTCAAACTCACAACGAAGTAATAAACAGTTTCTTCTTACATAGAAGAGATGCAGTTGATAACACACCTGCCAGAACTATGTTGTTTATTGAAAATGATAGTGGTGATCACAATTTAAAACAATATGCTGATGCTGATATTGAAAGTTTACTTGCAGAGTACATAAGAAATCTTGCAGTAAGTGATACAGTAGCTGCAGATCATCAAATTGATTATAATATTAACGGATCTGGTGATCCGAGAGGAACAGCGATGACTGATACTAAACTTGACGGATCAGGTTCAGAAACAAATAGATTTGTTAGCGCAGATGATTATAGATCACAGAAGTTCCCAAATGGTTCTGCTACAACAATAAGCACATTTACATTTAAAATTAATAAATCATAATTTTTATTATTAGGAGTACATTATGGAATTAAAAGATATACCATTGAAAGGATACAAACCTTTACCTGCTGTTGAAAGACAACCAACAAACGCTTTACAAGAAGATCATGATACATCTCTAAATTTGTGGAATAAAGATAATTTTATTCGTGCAGAATTTACCAATAGCGATAGAACTCATGTTAGAGTTTATTACACAAATGATATGGGTAAAGAAGACGAGTTCAATTTTGTTTTTGATGAAACACACAAATATACAAAAAAACTTTTAGAACTAACTGATCTTGATACAATGCATGAGTTGACATACAAAAGAATCAAACAAGAAGAAAAATATTTCAAAGAGTTTGCAGTGCGTGTAGGAAAAGAACAAGGTTTATTAATCGATCCGATTGCATATTATGATAGTGAAACTCAATCATCTAAAGTTGATACAAAGTTTTACTCTTATGGTTTAAAATTATTTTTTGAAGATTTTGATTCTGATAAACAAAAAGAAGATTTGTTTATTGTAAAACTTGCAGCCTTTGAATTAGATTTAGTAAAAAATTCTGAAAACAGAGATTTAAAATCTAAGATTAGAAAAGCAAAAGATCCGATTGAAATATTAAAGATATTATTAGAACTCAAAGAAAGTTAAAAACATTTTCAAAGTCTTTGTTGATCACATGAATTAATGAAGATGTTTTACATATTTTTAGATTTGTATCACTAAGAATTAGTTGATGCCAATGAGTTGGTAAATTTTCTAAAGGCACATTATATTTTTCAATCATGTATGTTAACATTGTTTCATTATTATAAAAATATCTATCATCAATCTGTTTCACTTCATCAACTACTTTTTTAACCTCATTTAATCTATCACTAAATCTAAGTTCATCTCTAACTTTTTTATTACCACCAAATGTGCCTGTGTTCATCATCCATTCATTTTTAGGTTGACATAGTTGTGAGTACATCATATCTTTATATTGTTTTGTTTTGATTACCCAATGATATTTGTCAAGTGTTTTAATAAATGAATCTTTATCTTCTAAATCAAATCTAGATTGAACAAATCTAGGAATAGGTGTTGGAGTCATATAAGTCACTAAACTATTGAAGTTAAATTTTTTAAATATGTTTTTATTTGTGTTTGGTATAATATCAAAATCAAGATACATTACTTCATCATAATCATCAAGATATTTTTCCCACATCTTGATTTTTTCTATATTTAAGTCATCATAATTTTTAGTCGTAAAGGTTGTTAGATTAAAATCAGCATTACAATTTTCAGCATATTTTTTTAAACCCTCACGTAATTTAGAACTAAATTTTTTAAATTGATTTGCGTTATGTAATCTTTTTTCTGTGATATCAGAAACTTCAGTTCCAATACTAAAGATTAATCTTTTTTTCAAATCGCCAGACATAATCAAATTCCTTGTTGATAGCATGAACTATTTTAGTATCTTGTGGTATATATAATTCTGTATCATAAAAATAGTGCCACTGTTTGTTTAACCATTGTATTGAAACATCATTTTCTTTTATCTTATATGAAAATATTGTTTCGTTGTCATATCCAAAAGTATCTGTTATATTTCTTGGATACATTGATTCTTTTTCGTAAACATCACTTCTTAAATAATGCATGAGATCAAACAGATTAACAAGACCATTCCAATAGTCTAATTTTTTCCAATGATATTTATTTGCACCAATGATACCTGTATTGATAACATCACACTGAGGTGAGTATCCATTTTCTTCTAACATGGCCATCGTGTTAAAGTACTTTGCAGATGGCGATCTTATAGTGCCCTTTACCATATCTAAAGGCATATGTGTTGGTCTAATATTATTATTGTTATTATAAACAGCAATACCTTTTGATAAATCCCATGCATCAAAAAAATTATCTTTAGTTACAGGTATCGCATCAAAATCAAGATACAATACCTCATCATAATCATGTAGATAATTATTCATAAGTTCTAATTTGTAAAAGTTTACAATGTTATACATTGTAATAAACGGATAGTGTGTTTTGAAATATTTTACATAATGTTTGAAGTTCTCATCATTCTCATGTAAAAAATAATCAACACCTATATTATCTGCATATTGTTTTTTATTATCAACTATCTTTTGATGATGTTCTTTAAATTGGTTTTTTGTATTGATATTAGTTGGTATTTGATCCTTTTTTATGATATTTTTGTCAAAAAAATCAAGATCATCCTCAGGTATATCAATGTATAAACTATAAATTACCCTTGACATTTGTTATCCATGTGTGATATAAATATACTTATAACATATTGAGAGATTATTGTCAATGAAAATATTAGTCACTGGTGACAAAGGATTTATTGGAAGTCATTTGTCTAAATCACTTATTAATGATGGTCATGAAGTTATCGGTTGGGATAAAAAAGATGATAAAGATATACTTCATATAACATCTGATGATATTGGTTATGCAGAGAGGATAGTGCATCTTGCGGCAAAGGCAAATGTAAAACAAAGTTTAAAATATCCAACAAGTTATCATATAACAAATACTCTAGGAACTAGAGCAGTTTTTGAAGCAGCAGAGTATGTTGGTGTGCCCGTAATTTTCGCATCATCATCTACTGCAAAACAATGGTGGTTATCACCATACGGAACGACTAAAAAAATGACAGAGGTTATCTCAGATAACTATTTACAAAATGTGGCATTGAGATTCTCAAATGTTTATGGTGATGGTCAAAGAGACACGATGTTGTTTCAAAGAATGATTGATAATAAATTAGAATATATTAGTAACAATCATATCAGAGACTTTGTACATGTCGATGATGTCGTGGATGCAATAAAAATATTTTTATATGCAAAAGATTTTGAATTTGATAGAATATATGACGTAGGATCAGGTGAAGGTCTTATTGTAAATAATTTAGTAGAATATTATGGATTTAATGTTGAAGAAAGAGTTGGTGAGTCTTGTGAAATGTTAGATAATACGTCTGATATTACGAAATTGACTAGATTAGGGTGGTCACCAAAAAATGATATACATAAATACTTAAAAAGGAAATTAGATGGCAGAACCAAACTCAAAAACAACGCTCAAGGATTATTGTCTTAGGAATTTAGGATTTGGTGTCATTGATATTAACGTATCAGATGATCAGATTGATGACAGAATAGATGAAGCAGTTCAATATTTCGCACACTACTATTATGATAATATTGAAAAAATGTATCTTAAATATAAAATTACTACCGATGATATCACAAGGTTTAAAACAAACGCCACTACAACAGCGACAGATAGATCAGATAGTTCACTAAGTTTTTCATTCTTAGAAGGTAAAAATTTTATATCGATGCCCTCAAGTGTTGTATCAGTATTAAGAATATTCTCATTCGATAATGCAGCCACAAATAATATGTTTGATATTCGTTATCAACTAAGACTCAATGATCTATATGATTTTTCATCTACATCAATCATACACTACGAAATGACAATGCAACATTTGGATTACTTATCACATTTGTTAGTTGGTGAAACACCAATAAGATTCTATGAACATCAAGGTAGATTATATCTTGATATGAATGTTGATGGTGATATAAATGCTGATGATTTTTTAATTATTGAGTGTTATAGAAAATTAGACCCAGAGACATATACAGACATTTATAATAACATGCATTTAAAACGATATGCAACATCTTTGATCAAAAGACAATGGGGTGCAAATTTATCAAAGTTTCAAAACGTCACATTACTTGGTGGAGTGACAATGAATGGTGATCAAATATATTCACAAGCAGTAGAAGAAATAGAAAGATTAGAAACTTATATAGAAAATTTACAATACCCAGACATGATCATAAAGGGATAGTATGGCTGTTAATCAAGCATTTACGACATCAGGTAAACTCGCAACAACTGCCGAACAAAATCTATATGCTGATTTAGTTAAAGAAGCGATACAGATTCATGGGCATGATGTTAATTATGTTGATAGAACTCTAACAGCAAGAGATGATATTTTTGGTGAAGACTCACTATCTACATTTAGTAAACAACAAACAATAGAAATGTATGTTGAGGATGCAGATGGTGGATATCAAGGTGAAAAAGAACTCATACAACAATTTGGATTAGAGAATAGAAATGAAATTACTTTTGTTGTGAGTAGAACAAGATTTGACGATGTTGCTCATCAAATGGATTTAGAAACTGCGACTGCATCTACTCAAGGTTCAATACTTTTAGAATCAGGTACGATCACATCTTCACTGACAAACAAAATTAGTGCATCATTTGGAACTGCGTATTTAAGAGGTGAAGCTGCATCCACAAGTTTATATGCAAATAGACCAAAAGAAGGTGATCTTATTTTTCACCCTGTTTTAAATAAAATATTTGAAGTTGCATTTGTTGATGAGGATGAACCATTTCATCAACTTGACAATAACCCTGTATATAAGTTAAGATGTAAATCATTTGAATATAGTTCTGAAGTGCTTGATACAGGTATTACAGCGATTGATGCTGTTGAGGATGCATTGACAGGTGATGCATTACAACATCAAGTAACACTTGAACAAACAAGTGCTTACACACAAAGTTTTGCTCTTGAGTTTTTTACACAAAAGAGTTATACAGACACTTTACTTGCAGAGACAGGCGATACTTTAGTTTCTGAATCAGATGATTCTTCTGCTGGTGAAAGCATACTTCTTGAAAACCCTGCTGATAGTGGTGTCGATAGTTATATCATTCAAGAAGACTATATAGTAGGAGATATGTCAACTGATACAACTGCTCAAAATGAATTGTTTGAGTCAGAGGACGAAGATATATTAGACTTCAGCGAATCTAATCCATTCGGTGATGCTGGGAGAACATAATGTTAGGAACACAATTTTATCATGAAACAATAAGAAAAATGGTCGTGACTTTTGGTACGATATTTAACAATATTAATATTGTTAGAAAAGACAATAATGGAAACATAACTCAAAAAATGAAAGTTCCATTAGCATATGGACCAAAACAAAAATTTTTAGTAAGATTAGATCAAGATGCTAATTTAGATTCAAAGGTTGCAATAACTTTACCACGTATGGGTTTTGAAATACAAAACTTAACTTACGATGCAACAAGAAAATTAAATCGTGTTCAAAAATTTAAAAAAGTAAAAGGTTCCAAAGCAAATCAATTAGATACTCAGTTTATGCCTGTTCCATATAATCTTGATTTTGAATTGTATGCAATGGCAAAACAATCAGATGATGCTTTACAAATAGTTGAACAAATACTTCCATACTTCCAACCAGATTACACAGTAACAATGAATGACATGGCTGATATGGGGATCAAAAGAGATATCCCTATAATACTAAACTCTATAAGTTATGAAGATAGTTATAGAGGAGATTTCAATGAAAGAAGAGCAATAATTTATACTTTGACATTCACTGCTAAATTTTATCTATATGGCCCAGTTGTATCAAGTAAAGTTATCAAACAAGTTCAAGTTGATCAATACGCAGATATGCCTGTAAAAGCACCAACTAGAGAACAAAGATATACAGTGACACCTAATCCTACAACTGCTGATGCTGATGATGATTTTGGATTTAACGAAACAGTATCATTTTTTGAAGATGCAAAAAACTTTAATCCAGCAACAGGTGAGGATGAACCTAAATGATGATAAATGATATTCAAATCAAAAACAGTTAACTTAGATATAACACATAGATGTACTTTACAATGTGCTAAGTGTTCAAGACAAGATCCTAACTATGTTTATGATAAGAGAGATACGACACTTGAAGAGTTTGATAAAATAACAGATTATTATCAAGAGATAATTTTTTGTGGACAAATTTCTGATCCTATTTTTCATCCACAGTTTGATGAGTTTTTAAAAATGTGTAAGGATAAAAAAGTCTTTGCAGAGGTTCATACTGCAGCCAGTCATCGTAAAAAAGAACAATATAAAAAATTTTTTGAAGCAAACACAGATGCCAAATGGGTTTTTGGTATAGACGGATTGCCAAAAGATAGTCATAAGTATAGAATAAATCAAGACGGTGAATATCTTTTTGATATAATGTTATTGGCAAAAAAAGAATATGATATAAACGTGTCTTGGCAATATATTGTTTTTCCTTACAATGAAGACGATTTATTTACTGCAATGGGTATTGCAAGAGATAATGATATCAACTTTTTAATTATTGAGTCATCTAGATTTGATGATGAAGAACAATTACCTGATCTTAATAATAAACAGTATGAAATGGTATATGATTTTAAACCTCAGTGTATAAGTGCTGAAAAAGAACATGGACACACATCAAAAGGATTTGTTTTGCCTTGTTGTTGGTCTGATGTAAATAAAAATCAGATACCTGAATTGACGTTAGATCATTTATCATTGACAAATGCAGATAATATAGATACAATAATTACGTCAAAAGAATGGACAGATTTTGCAGAAAGACTAAAAACTAATCCACCAGAATATTGTAAAAGATATTGTGGATATAAAAAGAAAACAAGTATAAGATCAGAGATAAATTTTAATGACAGAAAATATTGATAAAATAATAGACAAAGCATTAGGTGTTGTTGAGGAAGAAAAGAAACAATCTAAAAAACAAGTTGTAATACCTAGACCAAAAGAAAATGATGATGTTGATGCTGATTATCAATATCAAAGAGAAAATTTTTATGCTCTTATTGAAAGAGGCCAAGATGCTGTTGAAGGCATATTAGAACTTGCTCAAGAATCTGATCATCCACGTGCATATGAAGTTGCAGGTAATCTAATAAAGTCAGTCGCAGATGTAACAGAAAAACTTGTTGATTTACAAACAAAAATGAAAAAATTAAAAGAAGTTCCTAATAAAGGCCCTAACAATGTGACAAATGCTTTGTTCGTTGGATCTACTACAGAGTTACAAAAAATGTTAAAAAAGAAAGATGATTAATTTAGAAAACTCTACAGTTGATCTAGACATATCAAACAAATGCACTTTAGAATGTAATAGATGTGAACGTCAAGAATTACGTAGTTTGAATATGGATGTGCCTGGTGGTGACATGTCTGTTGATGATTTTATTAAAGTTTGTGACTATTATGGAAGTGATGAAAATTATATAGCATTCTGTGGACCTATTAGTGATCCTATATTCAATCCAAATATTTTAGAATTTTTAAAAATCGCATATGAAAAAAATAAACGTGTTAAGATTCATACTGCTGCAACATCAAAAAATAAAAAGATTGATTGGTATGAAAAGGCATTTGATATCAATCCAAATGCAAGGTGGATATTTGGTTTAGACGGACTACCTAACAAAAGTTGGATTTACAGAGTTAATCAAGATAGTGATTTAATCTATGATGCAATGATATTATGTGCAAAAAAGAATATGGATGTAATATGGCAGTATCTAGTCTTTGGTTATAATGAAGATCAAATAGAAGAAGCAAAAGATATTGCTGAGAATAATAATATTACATTAGAGATAAATCATACATCTAGATATATTGATCACGACATATACAAACCAACAAATGATGTTGTCAACGAAACAAAAAAAACTGTAGAGTATGGATTTTATCCAAGATGTTTATCAAACAATAGACCACCATACGTAAGCGCAACAGGTCAAATACTTCCTTGTTGTTGGGTTGATCAACCCACTGTAAATTTATTAAAAAATGATCCTGTGTTGGCAACGTTAAACAGAGAAGATTTTAATATTAAAAATGTTGAAAATATAAAAGACGTATATAAACATGAAGTATATAAAAAGTTTTACAATGATTTAATAAATAATCATGATAGTTGTTCAGAATATTGTAAAAAAAAATGTTCGCAAAAAATGGAAAACCCAACTAGAATTAAAAAACGTTATGGAAAATTATCTAGGAAATCCTAATTTAAAAAAAGTTAACACTGTTCAAGAATATACAAAAGAACAAATTGTTGAATATCAGAAGTGTATGGATGACCCTTTATATTTCATAGAGACATATATAAAAATTATATCTCTTGATGAGGGATTGATAGACTTCAAACCATATAACTTTCAAAAAGAAATGATTGGCACATTTCATAAAAATCGTTTTACAATTTGTAAACTTCCAAGACAATCAGGTAAATCTACAATCATGTTGTCATATCTTTTACATTATGCTTTGTTCAATGCAAATATTAACATTGCAATATTGGCAAACAAAGCTGCAACTGCCAGAGATTTATTAGGTAGATTACAACTTGCGTATGAAAATCTACCGACATGGTTACAACAAGGGATAATGTCATGGAACAAAGGTTCTCTTGAATTAGAAAATGGATCTAAAATATTAGCATCATCAACATCAGCATCTGCTGTTCGTGGTAGTTCATACAACATAATATTCTTAGATGAGTTTGCATATGTTCCAGCAACGATTGCCGATGAGTTTTTTAGTTCAGTTTATCCTACGATATCATCTGGTACGTCAACAAAAGTCATAATCGTATCAACACCTCACGGTATGAATATGTTTTATAAATTATGGAACGATGCGATACACAAAAGAAATACATACGTTCCTATTGAGGTACATTGGAGTGAAGTACCTGGTCGTGATGAGAAATGGAAAGAAGAGACAATAAAAAATACAAGTGAACAACAATTTAGAACAGAGTTTGAATGTGAGTTTCTAGGATCAACAAATACATTAATTAATCCAACAAAACTAAGACAGTTGTCTTACAAAGATGCACTGACATATAACGCAGGGTTATCAGTATATGAGAATCCAATAAAAGACCATATCTATTTTATGACGTGTGATGTATCTAGAGGAACTAAAAATGACTGTTCTGCGTTTACTGTGATAGATGTAACACAAATACCATACAAAATAGTTGCATGTTTTAAAGACAATGAGATAAAACCACTAATGTTTCCTCATAAAATTAACAATGTTGCAAAAGCGTACAATCATGCGTTTGTATTAGTTGAAGTAAATGATATTGGAGAGCAAGTATCTAATAATTTACACTATGATTTAGAGTATGATAATATCGTTATGTGTTATATGCGTGGACGTGCAGGTCAGATTATGGGTGGTGGATACTCTGGTGGTAAAGCACAAATGGGAGTTCGCACAACAAAGGCAGTAAAAAAACTAGGATGTTCTAATTTAAAACAAATTGTGGAGTCTGATAAACTTATTATAGAGGATTTTGATATAATCAATGAATTATCAACGTTTATTGTCAAAGGTAATCAAATACAGGCCGAAGAAGGATGTAATGATGATCTTGCAATGTGTTTAGTATTATTTTCATGGGCATGTGATCAAACATACTTCAAAGAACTAACAGATGTTAACATACGTGCAAAGTTATACGCAGAAACACAAAATCAACTTGAGTCAGATATGTCACCTTTTGGATTTGTTGATAATGGTGTTGACGATCCTTATGAGACAAGTGAATATGGTCAAGTATGGACTACAGTCGATATCCCTAGATTTGATGATGATTAAAGTAGTTCAATCAAATCATTATCTAATTTTATCCAACAATTATGACAAAGTATTTTAGAACCATTCATAAGTTCTATTATTTCTTCTCTTGATCCATTTATTGCAGTTGTTTTTGATTTTTTACGTATCTCGGAGTCATGTGGATGAAATTTAAGACATACAGTTTCAGACTCACCACAACTTGTACAAGACTTATCAGATAAATGAGTATTCAACCATGCAACACGTTTATTGTAGTGCCTTCTTGCGACTTTCTTAATAGTCTCTTTGTATTTTTCATAATGTGTTTGCATAATTATATTTATATATACATAGTATATAAAAAGCGTGTTGTAGAAAAATTAATTTCTATAAATAATCATGAAATTACAAAGATATTATCTTAAAAGGAGACAATCATGCCTAGTACATTCGGCGTTTCACCTGGCGTTCAGGTAAGAGAAGTAGATTTAACGAATGTAGTACCTGCAGTTGCAACATCTATTGGTGCAATCGCTGGACCATTCGAAAAAGGCCCTGTTTCTAGTGTCACAACAATTAGTTCCGAAGAGGAGTTAGTAGAGATTTTTGGTAAACCAAATGCTGAAAATTTTGAAGTTTTCTTTACTGCGGCAAACTTCTTAGGATATACAAATGCCCTAAAAGTTGTTAGAACGGAATCTGGTGTTTTAAACGCTGGTGCGAACAGTGGAATATTAATCAGAGATACAGACCATTATTTAAACTCATTTGCAGACGGTTCAGGTTCACATGGTGAGTGGACTGCAAGAACTGCTGGAACATGGGGTAATTCACTTGGTGTTTCATTATGTCCAAGTGCAACTGCATACGAACAAATGATTAGTTCATCAAGTCAAACAGTTGGTGAAGATGCTGCAGGTTCAACATCTATCGCTGTTGACGATATAGATTTAGCAAATAATGTTATCGCAGTTGGTGACATTGTATCATTCTTCCAAGATTCAGCAGGTGCGACACCTGTGACTGGTGAGACTGGTAAACAATATGAAGTTACTGCTGTTGATACAAGTGCCAACACAATGACAATCAAAAGATTAGATGATCCAAACGGTGGTGGAACATTTAATATCATACCTGATAATTCATTTATTAAAAGACGTTGGAGATTTTACGATTTATTCAATGGTGCTCCAGGCACATCATCATACGCAACAAACAATCAAAGAGGTACAAATGACGAACTTCATTTTGTTGTTTATGACAGAACTGGTGCAACAACAGGGTTTTCTGTAGATTCAAACGGACAGAGAACAAACTCAGTTATTGAGACATTCTCAAACTTATCAAAACACCCTAATGCAAAAAATGAATCTGGTTCATCAATCTATTACCCAGATTATGTTTACGCAAACTCAGAGTTCATTTATTGGACTGATCATATTTCTGCAGGCACAAATTGGGGAACTAATTTAACAGGAACAACAGCATTTACAGACGTTATTGTTGTTGTTGTAGATGAACTAACTGGTGGAACAGATGATTATGCTGTGACTGCTGGTGAAACAAAAACTGCATATGAAAAGTTTGAAGATGATGCAACTGAAGATGTAAACTTAATTCTTGGTGGTGAGTCATCAATCGTAGCAGATACACAGTCTGCATATGATACACATGCAACAATGATTAATGATATCGTAACAGCAAGAAAAGATTGTTTAGGTTTTGTATCACCTCGTAGAGGTGCTGTTGTAGGAGTCACAGACTCAGCAACACAAACCAAAAACGTATCTGATGATGCTGCAACTGTTCCAAGTTCATCATTTTTAGTTCTTGACAGTGGATACAAATACATGTACGACAAATACAACGATACATTTAGATTTGTACCTTTAAACGGCGATGTTGCTGGAACATGTGCTAGAACTGATGCAGTAGCAGATTCATTCTTCTCACCTGCTGGATATAATAGAGGTAGAATTAGAAATGCAATCAAACTTGCTTACAACCCAAATCAAACACAAAGAGATGAGTTGTACAGAGGAAGAGTCAACCCAGTTATCAATCAACCAGGTCAAGGTGTTGTCCTATTTGGTGATAAAACAGCATTGACAAATCCTTCAGCATTTGATAGAATAAACGTTAGAAGATTGTTTATCTTATTAGAAAAAGCAATCTCAACAGCTGCTAAATTCCAACTCTTTGAGTTCAATGATGAATTTACAAGAGCACAATTTAGAAGTTTGATAGAACCTTTCCTAAGAGACGTACAAGGTAGAAGAGGTATCACAGACTTTAGAGTTATAGCAGATGCAACAAATAACACAGGTGAAGTTATTGATAGAAACGAATTTGTCGCAGACATCTTTGTAAAACCAAATAGATCAATCAACTTTATCCAACTAAACTTCGTTGCGACACGAACAGGTGTAGCGTTCACTGAAGTAGCAGGAGCAGTATAATGGCAAACATAGACGATTTTAAAGCTAATCTTGCAGGTGGTGGTGCTCGTGCTAATCAGTTCAGAGTAACTATTACACCTCCAACAGGTATTGCAATTGGTTTAGATGTTAGAAATGCTTCATTCTTATGTAAGGCATCGAACTTACCAGGTCAAACACTTGGTGAGATACCTGTGCCTTTCAGAGGAAGAAATGTATATATCGCAGGTGATAGAGAGTTTGAAACTTGGTCAACCACTTTCATCAACGATACAACTTTCAATGTAAGAAATGCTATTGAAAGGTGGATGAACGGTATCAACGATCTTGCAGAAAACACAGGTGTTACTTCTGCAACTGATTATCAAGCAGACTTGTTTGTTGATCAATTAGATAGAGATGATACAGTTCTTAAAACTTATATTTTAAGAGCATGTTTTCCACAGTCAATAGGACAGGTTGATTTATCTTACGATACAACTAATGCATTGGAAGAATTTGAGGTGACTTGGAGATATCAACACTTTGAAACAAGTGGCGTGAACTTCTAATTTACCTACTATAAATAGAAAGTAGGAGCTTAATTATGGCAGAACTATTCGGATTTAAATTCGAAAGAATCAAAGATAGCGGTAGTACAGAGAAATTTACTCAACCCTCAGCTGATGACGGTACAGTTGAAGTCGCAGGTGGGGGTCACTACGCTACTGTCTTAGATCAAGATGGTAGAGATAGAAGCGAGTATGATCTTATCAAACGTTACCGAGATATTTCACAACAACCAGAGTGTGACAGTGCGATTGAAGACATCGTAAATGAAGCAATTGTTTCAAACGAAAGAGATCAATCAGTAAGCATTATATTAGATCAACTTCCATATAGAAAAAATGTAAAAGATAAAATCAGAGAGTGTTTTGATGAGACACTATCACTTCTAGACTTTGATACAAAAGGTCATGACATTTTTAGAAGATGGTATATCGATGGTAGAATTTATTATCACAAAGTTATTGATACCAAAAATCCAAGAATGGGAATAAAAGAAGTTAGATATATTGATCCAAGAAAAATTAAAAAAGTAAAAGAAGTAACAAAAGTTCCTAAATCATCTGGGCCAGAGTTGATCAAGAAGTCAGTTGATTATTATGTCTATAATGAAAAAGGTCATAATATGAACTCAACACAAGGTGTAAGAATATCACCTGATGCAATTACGTATTGTGTATCTGGTCTTACTGATGCAAATAAAAATATAGTTTTATCTTATTTACATAAAGCAATCAAACCTGTTAATCAGTTAAGAATGATTGAAGACTCTTTAGTCATTTATAGAATATCAAGAGCACCAGAAAGAAGAATCTTTTATATTGATGTTGGTAATTTACCAAAAGTAAAAGCAGAACAATATTTAAAAGATGTGATGCAAAGATATAGAAACAAACTTGTTTACGATGCAAAGACAGGTGAGATTCGTGATGATAGAAATCATATGTCAATGTTAGAAGACTTTTGGTTACCAAGAAGAGAAGGTGGAAGAGGAACAGAAATATCAACACTACCTGGTGGACAAAACTTAGGTGAGATAGATGATATAATTTATTTTCAAAGAAAATTATATCGATCTTTAAATGTTCCAATCTCAAGATTAGAAGCAGAACAAAACTTTTCTCTTGGTAGAACAACTGAGATAACAAGAGATGAATTAAAGTTTTCTAAATTTGTGCAAAGAATAAGAAAAAAGTTTACACCATTATTCAATGACATTTTAAAATCACAATTAGTTTTAAAGAACGTCATTAATATTGAAGAATGGAATAACATCAAAGAGCATATACAATATGACTTTATGAAAGACGGACATTTTGCTGAGTTGAAAGATGCAGAGATACTAAGAGAACAGTTGGATCAACTTGGTCAAGTCGAAGGTTACATAGGAACATTTTTTTCAAAATCGTGGGTTCAAAAGAATATTTTAAAAATGACAGACTACGAGATTGAAGAAATGAGAAAACAAATAAACATTGAAGCAGGTAATCCACCAGATGAAGGTGGTGTAAATATTGGCGATAACGATGGTATAACAAATGAACCATTGAAGACGCAACAAGAACCTGAAGAACCACAAGGAGATAATAATGAGCAGTAAAGATGTAGTTGATGCACTTGCAAAAGGAAAAACATTAGACGCTGAAGACGCATTCAAAGATACAATGAAAGATAAAGTTGCAGATGCACTTGAGACAAAAAAAGTAGAAGTTGCACAAAGTTTTGTCAAAAATCACTTACCTGATGAAACACAAAGTGAAACTCAACCAGAAGAAAAGGAAGATGAGTAAGTTCAACGATTTATATACATCGATTTTCGAGAAAGATGAACATAAAAAAACGAAATCTTATCGAAAACTTGCGCCAAAAATGAAGAAAGCGGTAGATGAATTGTTTAAAAAGCTTGATACCAAGGGCTCAAATTTCCTAAATAATTTTGAGAAAACAATAACAGATGTCTCAAAAAGGTATCGTGTACCCGAAAAACAGTTATACGATTATTTTGAGAATGAGGCAATGGATATATTAAAGTAAGGAAAACATGGCACTAGTAGTACAAACACTAAGAGATTCAGACTTTGAAACAGTAATCAAGGTTACAACAACATCAACAAATTCAGCTGCGAGTATCCTAGATGCTTCTGCATTGGCAGGTGCATCAACTGATCCTAGACTATCGATAGTATCATGTAGTTGGTCTGTCGCTTCGACAACTGATATTTTATTTGATGCAACATCTAATGTCGTTGCATTATCACTAAATGGTAGTGGTCATTTTAATACACAAGCAGTAGGATTACCTGCAATAGCAAACAATGCTGGTAGTGGTATTAGTGGTGACGTATTGTTAACAAACGGATCTGCATCAGTAGGATTCGTAATATTAAAATTTAGAAAGACTTCGGGGTTTGATAACTTAAGCTAATGAATACAGTAAAACTTATAACAGAGGCGAATGATTTTAGTACATCAAACTATATTATTGAACAAAAAGAAGACGGCAAAAAAGATTACAAAATAAAAGGTATCTTTATGCAATCTAACATAAAGAATAGAAACGGAAGAGTATATCCGAGAGAAGTTCTTATGAAAGAGGTAAAGAACTATGATTCTAAGTTCATACAAAAAAATAGAGCATTTGGTGAACTTGGGCACCCAGATGGTCCAACTGTAAATTTAGACAGAGTATCACATATGATTACAAGTCTAAAACCAGAG